AGGAAAAAATGGCTGCTGCAAAAGCTGAGTTTTTCCGAGCTGCGATCCAAGGGCGCAAGATGTCCCAGGACGCGTTGAACGCTCTGCGAGCGTTGCCGAGTCCGGACACGTCCGGCGGCGACAAGTTTCTGCCCACAACCCTCAGCAACGAACTGATTTCTGAGCCGCTGACGACTAATCCGTTGCGTGGAGTCATCCGCGTAACCAATATTAAGGGCCTGGAAGTACCGAAAATCGCCTACTCGCTGGACGATGATGCCTTTATCGGGGATGATGATACTGCAAAAGAGCTGAAATTGACAGGTGACAAGGTTTCGTTTGGCCGCCACAAGTTCAAAGTCAAAGCACGCATCTCTGACACGGTGCTGCATGGCTCTGACCTTGCTCTGGTCAACTATGTGGAGAACGCACTGCGCTCTGGCCTGGCTGCCAAGGAGAAGAAAGTTTCCTTCGCTACCACGCCGGCCACAGGTGAGGAGCATATGAGCTTCTACAGCACGCAAAACGGCATTAAAACGGTTGACGGCGCCGATTTGTTCGAGGCAATCACGAACGCAATCTCTGATCTGCATGAGGATTTCCGTGAGAGCGCCCGCGTTGTGATGCGCTACGCTGACTATGTGAAGATTCTCAAGACACTGGCGAACAACAGCGCGACCCTTTTCAGCGCACCGCCGGAATCCGTCATCGGAAAACCGGTTGTGTTCAGTGATAGTGCCGTCAAGCCGATTGTTGGTGACTTCCGATACGCACAACTGAACTATGACGGCAACCTGGTGTATGACACGGACAAAGACGTCGATGCCGGCGAGTACTTGTTCGTGTTGACAGGCTGGCTCGACCAACAAATCCTGTTGAAGTCGGCATTCCGGATTGCGAATGTAGTCCCAACGCCGTGATGAATGGGTGAAGCCAGATGCCGACATTGGATGAACTGAAAACGTATCTGCGAATTGATGGGAGCGAGGATGATGGCATTCTCGCTCTTCTCATGGATGCAGCAAAGGAATACTTGGCGAATGCAGGCATTCCGGAGCCTCCGGCAGACACGCCGTCAAAATTGTACAATCTGGCCGTGATGCTCTATGTCGCACTACACTATGAGAATCGCGATCCGGCTCAGAAGATCGAGCGGTTCAGCTATGCCCTGGAAAGCATTATTTTGCAGTTGAAAACGAGTGTTTGAGAGGGGGGAGATGAAATGCCAAAGTACATCGTCAAGCAGAAGTTTTATGATCGCTTCTCCAACATGAAGCTGTTTGTCCCTGGTGACATTCATGAGCCTGTTAACGAGGAACGGGCAAAACAACTGATTGAGCTCGGTTTTTTGGGAGAAGAAGTAACCGACGAGCTTAATAACGATATTCAAACAGGCTCGAATGAGGGTGATGTAATTGAAAATCGAGAGCCTGAGGCATCGAATAAGGATTCAGCAAAGGCAAATTCTCGGGGCCGCCGAAAAGTGGGCTGATCTGGTATCGGTTTGGTCCGCCATTGAGCCACTCAGTGCCAAAGAAAAGATCGATCGTGCCGACATAGAGCAGAGCGTCACCCATAAAATCACCATTCGTTACCGAAAAGGGATTACTTCAACCATGCGAGTGGTCTATAAAGAGCGGATTTTCAGTATTGAATCCGTCCTGGATCCTACCGAGCGAAGGGAAATGTTGCATCTGATCTGCGAAGAGCTACCGCCGTTACTGGACGAAATCACAGTCAAGCGGCAGCAGAAAGTTCGCGGTCCACGAAACGAGGCTATTTTGCGATCCTTGCCTGTCCGCCAGATTAACGCATGCGTAATGGATGTGCAGGACGCCTACTCCCATTCTGATCCTGTTCTCTGGACACGTAAAGCTTCGATCTACGTCGATCTTGGTGAGGATGTCAAGCAAGGGGATACGATCGAGGTTAATGGTCGCGGAGAATTCTTCGTGACAGAGGTAAAACACACGAAAAATTTCCTCTTGATCACTGCCCAACAGGAACAAAGGGGGGCGGAATGATGGATTTCTCTCAGTTTCACCATGTTCTTCGGCGTTTGTCGGATAAGGAAATTGCCAAAATCGAACGAAATATCATGCGGCGGATCGGGACCATCTTCTTGAAAGAGGTCAGGAACTACCTCAAGAAAAATGGCCTCGTCTCAGGCCGAAATTCTCCGACTCTCCAATCGTTCACCCGTGGGAAGAAAGGGAACATTTGGCGTTTCGACTTCGACAGGAATTCCATCACTCTGGAGCTTGGATCTCGGTATTTCGTTGCCCGGCTTCTCAATGACGGATACGAGATCAAAGAGGCCCATTTCGTCCCTGGTCGTTTTGAGGGAGGTCGTTTTGTCTACGACCCAACAGGCAAGCACACAAAAAGCGGAGAGGGTATTTGGATGAAGCCTCGCACTTTCATCGGTAAGCAATACATTGATATGACCATCGAGGGATTCAAGGGTGGTGTGAAGGGGCTTATTGACGAATTGCTCCACAAAGAACTACAGAAGGTGGTGCGTTGATGGAGAGGGATTTGTCAGCAGTTGTTGACCTCGTCACGGAAGCTTTCCCTGACCTTGAATGGACATCTAACCTGGATGAATGGATGGCGGGGAAGTTTGAGCCGCCGATCGCCTTTATCCAGGTCCAGGGAGTGGCGGAAAAGGGCCACACACTAACGGCTAATAGGGTGATCTGCGACGCTGGAATCGTGCTGCATCACCCCAAGGTGAACGGGGAATATCAGCCGATTTCCACGGAGCCGTTAAGAGCTATTCTGAGGCGGGAACGGTTCGGTTACCGAGGAAAAACAGATGGTCTTTACATCGAGATCGACAGCGACTCGCTTGATATTTCATCTGAACGAAAGGATCGAACGGAAATCACGTTTCGGTTCGAGTACAAGGTATCCATCCCCCGCCCTGTGGTGGAGAAAATCAATACCTTTGAGATTGAGGAGGGCTGGGAATAATGGCCACGTCCAAGCCAAAAGAAACAGTGGAAATCCGGCGAACAAAAGCCGAATGGATTGAGAGCGCAGCGTATCTCGGAGCTGAAAGGTTCGAGGTAGCCGGCGCTCTTTTTGATGTGAAAGATGATCAACTGGTGCCGGAAAGCCAAGCAAGGCAACGGCTGAAAACATACAAAGGCGGTGAGGTATAATGGCTATCCAACGTGAGAGGCCCGGCGCAACGGTTGAATTGATCGCCAAGGCGAAAGAGCGTGTGCTACCCAAAAGCGGTGTTGTTCTCGTTCCCTATCAAGCGGAGTGGGGAGCGCCGGACACGATCGTACGAATGACTGGATACGATGAGCGAATTGCGGAGACGTTCGGTGAGGTGGATGTCATCGAACTGGCGGCAGAGGCCGGCGCCACCGTTCTGGGATATCGAATGACGAACGGCAACGCCGCGGCAGCATCGTACACACAACCGGGTGCCATCAAAATCGAAGCGCGCTACCCAGGGCTGCGCGGAAATGACTTGAAGGTGTCCATTGCACCGTCCACGGCTGAGCCAGGCAAAAAAGAACTCCAGGTCAGAGGGCCGATTAAGACGGAACGGTTTTCGTTTGCTGACGCCGACGAGTTGGTAAGTAAAACGAGCCAATCGGTTTTTGTCCGTGTGACCAAATTGGGAGATACAGCGATCACTGACGTAGCTGAAACTCCATTGACTGGTGGAACGAGCGGAACGGCAACCTTGACACCGGCCGACGCCACCAAGCTGTTTACGGCAGTGTCTGGCGCTGACTACGATGCGATGTACCTGCCGTTTGACGATCCGGCGATTCAGGCAGCGGCCAAGCAATTTATGAGTGACAGGCGTACCCTGAACAAAAAACTTAGCACCCTGGTGATCGGCGGTCCGGCAGCGGATGACGACAACATGACGAAGCACACAGAGCGCTCCATCGCTCAAAATGCCCGGTACGTAGTTAACTGCGCGATTGCCGGCCAACACAATAACGGGAAGGAATACGGTAGCCTGCAGTGGGCGGCATGGGTGGCCGGGATGATCGCCGCAACGCCGGCCCACGAATCCCTGACAGCCGTGGTTGTCCCGATGAAAAAGGCGCGGAAGGATTGGGGCCATACCGAGATCCTGAATGCGCTCAGCACCGGAACTCTGATTGCCACTCGTGACGGTGACGTGTACATCATTGAAAGTGCGATCAATACCCTGTCTACTTTGGGTCCAAACGAGAGAGAAGACTACGGGAAAATCCGTGTGTCCATGACGATTGACCAGATCATCAACGACATCACTGCGGTTGCCAAAAAGTACCGCGGCAAGCTTAGTAACAACGACATTGGCGGCTCAGTATTCGTTGGTGCGGTTGGCAGCTACTTGGCTTTACGTGAACAGCATGGTGCTATCGATACAGGTTGGACGTTCGTCGATCTGAAGAATGGCGAAGGCGATCAGCGGAATTTCAGACTCGGAGCTAAACCGCTCGATGCCATCGAATACTTCAACATCTCCTGGGAGGTGGAGTAATTCATGGGGGCAAGGGACATCAAGTTGAGAAACAGTCAGATTTACAACGAGAACGGCGACGTGATTGATGCCGTCCTCGAGGGTTCTTTCGTCTCCAAGTTTGAATATGGAGATGTGAATCGCCTGCAAAAAGGAAGAGTCCAAACCGTCAACGAAGCCCACGTTGAAGTGACTCTTACTGTATCCGCAGTCAATGCGGACTTGAAATATTGGGCCATCGGACTTCTGCATCAAGGGAAGACTCCTGTAATCCCAATGATGATTGGGGAGCAGTGGGACAAAGAGGCTGGCAATAAAGAGCGTGTGAAGCTTACAAACGTTTACCTCAACCCAGATGAAATTAAACTTTGGGAAGCGAAGGCGGAAGGAAACGACATCGCGAAGTACGACCTGAAGGGAATGACGAGTGATCCGCCAATTTTCCTGGACAAACTGCCAACTTATGAAGAATAGGGGGAAAAAGATCATGAACAAGCTGGAAAAATACTTGGCCAAATCAGGCGAGAAAATTAACCGCAAAGAGACTACCGTCTTGATCGATGGTGACGAGTGGCGCGTGCGACAACTTACCTTGCTTGAGCTTCGACAATGCGAGGCTCAAGCAGATAAAGGGGATAAATTTGACTGGTACCGCTACAATGACGCCCGCATCGTCAAGGCGACGGAACACGACTTCCCTTGGAACGATCCTGACCTGCTTCAGGCGTATAAGGCGGGGGACAAATACGAATTGCCGGCAAAGTTGTTTAATCACAATCCGGTTGCTTATTCCGTGCTGCTTGACGCTGTTCGGCGAGTAAACGGGGGAGTAAGCGAAGGGGAAGTGGTAGATGAGTTAAAAAACTCATCCGAACCGACGGAGAAGCAAGCCACCTCTGTCGGGCATTCCTAAATGGACGGGGCCGACCGGCTGACCTTTTAGAGTATGAAGTCGACCCATACATGCAGAAGCTATTCATCATCGCATGTCAATGTGTCGAATCGGAAGACATGGAGAAGGCACGAGAGTAGCCTTCTCCCTTCTCCCGGGCAAATCGGCTGTCGGGGAGATGGTCACTGTTTGCTCATACGATAGCCGATGTATGTGAGAATGGCGATGCCATACATTAACCCGAGACTCGGGCCTGGTCCCCAACCAAATACGAGTTGGGGAATGAACGATAGCAAGAAAGCTGGGATCCCAAGCAAGAACAACACACCTAAGAATAGAGACACTTTCACGATGAATCTAAAGATTGCATAAAACGCTTGCGGAATAGCTTTAAGGAAATCCATGAAAACACCCCCTAATAACTAGGATAATATTACCATGTTTTGCAAAATCGGAGGTGAATCAATTGGCAAAAGTTACGGCTTTATTTGAAGCAAAAGATCGCATTAGCCCGGAATTGGTGAAGATTCAGCGAGGGGTTCACAATACACGTCAGTCTTTTGGAGGATTTGACAGAAGTTATAGAAGGACGGCGAGCCAGTTCGCTCGTGAAACGGAACGCATGCAACGAGAGATACATAGTTTGCGTTCCGAGCTTAGTCGCCTTGGTAGTATGCGTGAGAAGCCTCGGGTTGAAATCGATAATCAGGCATCTCAGGAAATTGCGGACATACGGCAACAACTGACGGGGCTAGCTGGTTTAACTGCAGGTATTGCGATTGGAACCAACGTAGATGGTGCTATGACCGAGATTCAAGCGGCATTCAAGGAGCGGGCCTTGTATGCTGCGAAAGGGAAAACTCAGGAGGAAATGCAGCTTTTTGACCAAAAAGCGAAAGAGCTACTTATGAGCAATCCCTTTCTGAATCGAGCCGAAGCCATGGGGATTATATCAAAAAGTGAGCAATTTAACGGGAAAAATGCAGGATCATACGCGGAAAGAGCGGCGATGCTAGGGGTAACCACACGTTTTTCGCCTGAAGAGCACCTAAAAATGATGGCTGTCATGCGAGAAAATACAGGGGTTGATGATGCGAACCGTCTCGGAAACGCGATTCAGCATATGAATAACACGATGAAAGACTTCAAAGACGAATTCGTCGATTCCATCATCGAGTATACCGTCCAAACCGGCAAGTTTTTAGACACCCCTGAGAAGATGGCCGCTTTGGTCGAAGAGATCGGCAAGATGAACATATGGAGCGATGACAAAGCATTAGATGCTCTCAAGGAAACCACGCTGAAGCTGACCAATCAGGGTGATCTGACAAACGTTCTGAAAACCGGCTACGAAACGCAAGGGATGGACGCGGCGAAGGCATTGGAAAAGGCTGCAAAAGAAGCGGCTGAGATCAATAAGCTATTGAATTCTGGGGACAAGACAGACACGCAAATCGCGATGGGACGATTAATGATGTCCATGGCGACGATCCAGGACAAGAACGTGCAAAAACAAATCCTGAATGAGCTGGGGGCCGGTCCCGGCGAGGATTTGGGCAAGCATTTTGCTCCTTTACTGGAGGTAGCTGGGAAGCTGGCAACCGGTGAGATAAAGCCGCAGATTGGAAACGAACTGGACAAGGCTTACAAGGCCGCCACAGCAAATAACCCTTTGTTTGAGTACCAGAAAGCTCAGAATCAAGCAAAACAGGCTGTTCTCGACTTTGGAGCGAAGGTGGCTCAAGATGTCACGCCTGCTCTGACAGGTCTATCAAAAGCTGCCGAGTGGTTGGCAGAGAAATTTAACGCAATGCCGAATGGAGTCCGTTATGGTTTGGAGATGGCAGCGGCAACTATGGCTCTTGCTGCAGGAGGATACATGCTCATCCGTTCAGCAACCGCACAGTTGCGAGCGGCGAGGGCACTGGAATCAGCCGCCAGATCAATGGCCGGTGAGACCGATCTCGACATAGGCGGAACTGGCGGCAAGAAGCGAAAATGGTGGAACCCGAAGACATGGAAAAAAGACGCACCGGAACCGCCTGTTCGAAAATGGCTGTCATCAGAGGAGGCACGGAAAGCTGCATTAGATGGGCCTGATCCGGTCAAAGAATCCACTAAGAAAGGGCTTCTTGGCGGTTTGAAAGATCGACTCAGCGGCATGTTACCGAATAAAGAAACGCTGAAGGATTTCGGCGGCAAGGCGTGGGCAACTGAAACCATCGGCAAGTACGGTGGGGCCGTTTTCCGAAAGCTTCCCCTCATTGGGGCGTTGTTCGGAGCCGGCCAAATTCTAACGGCAGATAACAAGCTTGAAGCGGCCGGGAGGTTCGGTGCCGAATCTCTCGGAGGCTGGGGCGGCGCGGCAGCGGGCGCTGCGATCGGTTCTGTCATCCCTGGTCTCGGGACCGCGGTAGGCGGCATCGTCGGCGGTATCGCCGGGGCGCTTGGAGGCGGCGCGTTGTTCGACAAAGTGAAAGCCTGGTGGAACGACGCGCCGGCCACGCCGCCACCCCCAACTAAGCCCGGAATGATAAAGCCGATCCCGCGGGAAGAACTGGACAAGTTGCGGCCGGCAACGCCCGTAGCGGGACCGCCCATTCCCCCTGTTTCACCGGTTGGAAAGACGGCGGAGAAGCCGAAACTTGTATCTGTGACGGTCTCGTCGATACCCATCACCTTGAAGGCGGAGGGGGTTCTTCAGGATGTGGCCGGCATGCTCCGACTGCTCCGTGACCCCGCCGTAAGTAACGAGGTGAAGCGAATCGTCGAAAAAGCGTTCATTGACGCACTGGAGACCCGCGGCGGTGTCGCTGGAGGAGGTGCCCCTGCATGATTCGCCTGCAAGGTAAGTATCGCCTGACGTTCCCCGTCACCCCGGGCGAGATCGAGTTTCGCGGGTACGGGAATGACATCGAGAGCACGACGTCGATCAACCTCCTGACGAATAACCGTATTTCGGGGCGTCGGCCAAAGTCAATCGCCTTCGAGTTTATCCTGCCAGGCGACATCGAGGCGCCTTACATCGAAGTGGAAGGCTACCAGGGACCGCGCGCCTGGCTGGCCGGTTTGGATCGTTTGACAGGAGCAGAGGCGCTGCTCACGATCGATGAGCTGAACCTCGCCTGGAACGTCTTGGTCGGCCCATGTGATGGCAGGTTCACAGGGAAGAACGTCGACTTCCACGGCACGATTGAGCTTCCCCTCTTTGTTAAAGAGGAGTTCGTTGAATGGTCCAATCAGAAACAGTTACTTTCTCCGGCAAAAGTAGTCGCCAAGCAGCAGAAAGCGCGGCCCAACACCAGTGGGAAAACAGCTAAAAAGAACAGCAGTTCGAAGTCGCTGGTTGATCCAGCCATCCAGCAGATTCAACGCGACCGAATCGAACGGAAGCTTGCCAGTGTAAATCGGGCAATCGGTACGTGAGGTGATTACCGCGTGAAAGTCATCTACGGCAAAGAGTCGACGCGCATTGACCTGACACCGGCCGTCCTGGACCTATCCTGGTCCTCTTCTCGCGGCCAAATCGCACAAAACTGCGATCTCCGGATCAAGAATGCCCCGCCGTTACAGTCGGCGGGCTTTTTGATGCTGTTCTCCGGCTACGAGTTGAAGCAGGCGCAGCAATTTTTTCACGGCCCGATCGTACGGTTTGATCAAGACGACAAGACCAGCGATCTATCGGCCACGGCATACGAGTTGGCATGGTATCTGCAGAAGAACGAAACGTCTCGCATCAAGTTGAACGGGGACGCGGGCAAGGAACTGGAGCGTATCATCCGGGCCACCGGGATCAACTTCTCCTGCCCGGCCTTCGGGTTCACGGTGAAAGATCGCTTCTCCTCTCAGTCCTTCGCTGCTCTTTACACAACCCTGACTGAACAGGCATACGAGAAGACCGGAAAGCGGTACTTCATCCAGCCGCAGCGTGACAAACTGACCGTCCTGCCAGAAGGCGGGAACAGCGTGGCCCCAATGTTCCGGGCCAGCCTGCTGGAGAGCAGTTCGACGGGCGAGTCGATCGAGGAAGTGTACACGGTCGTCACGGTGGAGCGATACAAAGACGACAAGCTGGCCGGCAGCGTGACGAAAGAAAATGCCGGCCTGATCAAACAGATCGGGCGTATGCAGAAAGTTATCGATGCAGGCGAGGAGATGGACCTCGCCTCTCTTGCATCGCGGCAGCTTGCGGAGCTGGCCAAGATTCCACGGACGCGTTCTATCACCGTGAAACACGAAGACAACAACGCGGCCCGGCTGCGGGCCGGCTGGCTCATCAAGATCATGGAGAAGGACAACAAGACGATTACGGACTGGATCGTCACAAGCTGCAGCGCACGCTGGAAAGGCGGTCAATACACCATGGACCTGACCTTGGAAAGGAGGGTGTAAACCTTGCACGCAGCCTTAGAGAAATTTTTCGCCGGCGCGCGGGAGGGGCTGACCGATACGCAGGTAGAGTTTGGCGATTTGCTCTCGCTGTCTCCCTTGTCCGTAAAGCTGGATCAGGACCCGACGCCACTAGATGAGGACGAGTTAGTCATGTTGAGGTCAGCCGATTTGAGGCAAGAAGATGTCGGCAAGAAATTGGCTCTCCTCCGCTGCACAAATGGGCAGTACCTGATTCTAGGGGAGGTGACCTGACATGTTTCCTGAACTGCAGGGAGATGAATCTCAATTGATTCAGTCTCCGGATGACCCTATTCCCTGGACGTACCGGTTCGACTGGCAGACCAAGCAGCTTATGCAGGGGCCGGATGGCCGGTACGTTCGCACGCAAACCTACGCGGAGTACCTGGAGGAAGTGGCGAAGAAAATCCTCAACACGAAGCGGTTCCGATACGCCATCTACTCGGAAAACTACGGCGTGGACTTCCTTACAGACATTGGGCGGATGAGATCGTCCCTATCTCTCCCGGTCATCAAAACGCAGGCCGAGGAAGCGCTGGAAGCTCACAGCGAGATTGAGCGGGCAGAAGTGATCGACATCCGTTTTGAGGACAAACGAGTCGTTTTCTCTCTCGAGATCGAAGGGGTACGAGGCCGCACGAGAACGGAGGTGGACGCATGGCCGCGTTAGAAAAACCGCAGATGCCAATTTTGCGCGAAACGCCGGACCAGGTTTATCAGCGGATCGCCAATCGGATGGCAGAGATAGCTCAGCAGCGCGGGGAGACGCCGCCGGCAACGGCGGAGGGCGAACTGTTTTACGACTTCGAGTATCCGTTGGCTGAAGAGATCAGCGAACAGCAGCAATTGCTGGAGTACGCCTTCTTGCAGCGGTTCCTTCCTTGGGCAGACGGAGAGTTTCTGGACGCCAACGGGGTATTTTTCGGCCTGCCGCGCAAAGACGGTGAGACCGACGACCAATACCGGCAGCGGCTGATCGAGCGCGCCCAGACAGAAGAAGGCGATGGCCGCCGTATCGACTACGAACGATGGGCAAGAAACGTGGAAGGTGTCGGCGGAGCGACGGCGATCGAGAAAGTCCGCCATGATCTGTCCATCGACGTATACATCACGGACCTGAACGGGCAGCCGGCGACGGCCGAACTGGCGCAGATGGTCCGTGAAAAGTTGGAGGATAAGCGGCGGGCGCTGCACGACCTGCAGGTGCTGCCGGCCAACGTATTCCCTGTTACTGTTTCGGTTCATCTGGTGCTGCGGGCAGACGCAGTCTTGGAGACGGTAACAGCGGACATAACGGACCGGCTCAAAACCTACTTGAAAGGGCGTTCCGAGATCGTGTACCAGCAGATCGGGGCGCTCTTTTTCGTTGACGGCGTGGACGACTTTTCGAATTACACACTGAACGGCGGGACGGCCAACCTTACCGTACCGCCCGATTCCGTGGCGACGCTGAATCTGGTGGTGACGACATGATTCCTGAACGGTACAGACGGAAGCTGCCGCCCTACTGGTACGAAAACAAGGTGGCCGAGTACCATTTCGAGGGGGCGGCTGCCGCCATTGATGCTTTTAAGGCCCAACTGGAGGACGTTCAGACACAGATGTCTCCCTCGTCGGCCACCTGGGGGCTCGACATCTGGGACTGGATCTACTTCGGCCAGAGACAGACCCTTAGCCTGGAGGATAGGCGAAAGAATATTCAGCGGAAGCACTGGGCGCGGCTGGGGTTTACACCGAGCGTGCTTCGTGCCATTGGACTCAGCGCCTCAACGCTGAAAAACGTCCAGATGGTGGAGGACTTTCTTGGTAAGGTCATTCATTACGTTTACCCGATCGAGGATCCGTTTGATACCAGGCACGCTGTTCAGTCTGTAGAAAAGATTCGGCCGGTTCACTGCAACGGCGTCTCCTTTGAGCCTGTAAGCGGCGAGAACTTGCATTTCGTGGACAACGTGGTGGTCGGCATTAAGGAGTACCACACCGTCTCTGAGTTTCGCGTCGGCATGACCCCGATCAAACGGTATGAGGAGGTGCTGGTATGATGCACAAGGACTACCTGACTCTGGCCAGAAACGATCTGCTCTCACGGTTGAACGGCGGCAGCATCTTGATTAACGATTCGGTTTCTGTACCGGTTCAAAGCGCTGCGATCTCTACCCACCCCATTGTCGGGTTTCAAGATGCAATTGCCCTGCAGGTACAGGCGCAGCATGTAGAATCCGTCCCAGTGATCACGAATCTGAAGTTGCGTACGTCGGATGGAGTGATTGTCTCCGAAAAGGCGACACAGATCGGGATGAACGGAGCGCAGTTTTTGTCCCTGACATTCGTTGTGCAGGTGAAAGGAGGGGCATAGATGCCTTATCAAGCAAAGACAGACTGGCGGCACGATGATCCGGTTACAGAAAACGATATAAACCGTTGGGAGCAGGGTATCGCAGATGCGCACGCGCAGATTGCTCAGCTCTCTGCAGACGTGTCAAACCTGAAAACCCGCATGAACACGATGGAGAGCGTGCTGCCGGAGAACTTCCTCTACAACAAGTTCGATGACGACCTTTCCTCCATCAGTTCTATCCGGGTGATCAGGGGCTACTACAACGAGGCACAGAGCCGGTTGGAGGTATGACCCATGATTTGGAAACCTTCGGATAACGGCCATTTGCGATAAGAAAGGGGGAGAGAGCATGCCGCAGGTTACGTTAGGCAAAAGCAACAGCGTAATGATCGACACAATGATTCAGAGCAGTGCCCCCGATGGCAATTACCAAGGGAGCACAACGATGATTGTCGGGAAGTATGGCGTCGGGGTAATTTCGAGAGCCTTGCTCTACTTCGACCTTGGATTGATCCCGAATGATGTGATTATCAATGCAGCCCAATTAAACCTTTATAAAGAGTCTGGCTCAGCAATTAACATCAACATTCACCATCTGACAGAAAAACTAGACACCTCAACGACTTGGAATAGCCAGAAGTCTTTTGAAGCAACGCCCGTAGCGAGTTTTTCAACTTCCGAGACAAATGGCGCTTTATCCGTCGATATTAAGGACGTTGTTCAATCGTGGGTGAACGGGAGTAAAGCAAACAATGGGATACTGCTGAAAGCAGCGGACGAGGCTACTACAGCTACATCATCGTTCCGGTCAAATGAAAGCTCAATTCAATCAAATCTCCCCACCCTCACCATCGACTACACAATCCCATCAACGGGCAAAAAGCAGGTGGAATATCTTGGTAATGGCATCGCACATATGAATACAAATGTGAGCAGTTTATTGGTGTCATTGCCCCCTTACCAAGAAGGCGATCTGATGCTTCTGCAGGTTATCATTTCAAACCAAAATCAAATCAATGCGCCTTCTGGATGGACACTTGAATACCAGGACAACGTTGGGGGAGGGCGCACTGCTATTTTTTCTAAGATAGCAAGGGCGTCGGAAACTCCGCCGACGGTAACACTTGCTACCGGTACAGCAAACTGGCATGCGGGGACGTATTCTTTCCGAAATGTGAAATCAATTCTCACAAAAACCAAGAGTGTCGCGGCATCACCCAATGGAAACCCGTCACCAACCGGTTTTAGCGTTGCAAAAACAGATACACTGGCCGTGCTCATAGATTCCGTTTTCGGCGCGCCTGGTACTACCCCGCCATTGAGTTTTGACGAAAAATATGATGCAGCAAATGGCTACTACACTAGATTTTTGGCTACTCGGTACTTACACGATCAAACTGGATTGACAAGTAGTGACTTGTCCCATTTGATTGGTGGTACTCACTATTGGGCCAGCTACGTTTTTGTTTTGGAACCGATCACCAACAACACACCGTCGATTACCTTAACCAGCCCTACCGATAATCAAACATTATCCGAAGGTAATGCGCTGCCGATTCAGGGCACGGCCGGCGACACGGACAACGGCAACGTGGTGACGGTCAAATACAAAATCAATAATGGACCAACTAGGGCTATTGCCTCCGGTGTATCGGATGGCAGCAGCCCTATTTCTTTTGCCCGAACGTTAATGTACAGCAACAAACGACTTTGGGACGGCAGCACGGACGTTGCCGGCGCCGATTTGGCCGAAGGCGTCGATCACACACTCGCCGTATGGGCCGAGGACGACCAGGGGGGCAAGAGCGCGGAAGTCACACGCAAGTTTCGTGTTATCTGGAACCGGCCCCCGGTGATCAGCGGAGCCAACGAAGATTTGGGTACGATCATGGTTCCGCCATCGAAGACATACACGGTTACAGAGCCTGAGGGCAACCCTTTCAGCATAACGGAGAAGATCAACGGGAACGTGATCCGCTCATTCGAGGGAGTCGCGGGGCGCGAGGAGACCGTAACGA